ATTCAGTCCCTCTAATCTGCTATTTTAATGTTTACATTATGTGCCTTACCTGCCGACACAATAGCATCGCGTGTACGCAACTTCGACTTCGGAGTACCAAAACTGTCTGCCACATACGATGCGGCATCACCCATAGAGGGGAACACCTTCTCCACATATTCGGCACCATCATCATGACTCTCAGCACACACCTCCAAATCCTTTGCCTCTTCAATCTCGTTCGTGTAAAGCAACTTGATATGCCCCGACTTAAAGTAGTCAGAGTTCTCTATAATGCGCTGGCACACTTCATTCGACGTCGCATATTTTGCAGGTGTCTGCCCGTATGCCGTCGCACCACCGCCCGTAAACAGCGGGCAGAACTTCGCACGGCCAACACGTATGATGGGCTGCCAGTCCATAAGGCCATAAACACCATAAGTTTTCATCTCTCTCATCATTCAGAGTTTATACGAAGGTGCCACCTATTGCTTTGGCAGCACCTTCATGTTAGTAACATCGTTAGTCAAACACAATCTCACCAGCATACTCTTCCCATGCCGTGCCGTTGTGTCGCCACATCGTGCCGGCCTTGGCACTCTGGCTCAATGCAGGGCAATCGTTCAGCAAGTAGTATACCACATTGTCTGCCGACGACACATCGGGAGCTGTCTCCTTGTCCCACTGGATATATACCACAGAGTCATGATTGGCACCATCGCCCTCACCGTTTATGAACATGTGACAAGCACCCTTCAGAGCAAGGCCGTCCCACACAATCATACCCTTGCGTGTAGCCTCTTCACCTTCCACCTTGTCGCTGAACTCATGGTCACTCGTACGCTTGTAGTGCACAAGACGGTTCTCACCAATCAGCGCACCACTGTTGCTCCAGCCAAGTTTGTCAAGAGTAGGCTCACGCTTTATTTCGATGTCACCAAACACGGTATGGAAGTTTGTCACCACCCAACCCACAGGGTTTGTCTTGGTAGTAATCTGAATTTCGGGGTGCTTTGAATAGTCTATACACTGAATCTGTTCAAGCAAATTCTTGCCGGCAAGCAAAATACCAGTCTTGGGCACATCTTCACCAGTGAAGAACATCTTCGCCAGGGCTATAATCTTCTCCACAGTCCACTTGCCAGTGTGCTGCAATTCACGCTTGAACTGCCAGCGAATACCCTCAGTTGTGTAAACTGTCTGCGCACCAAGCTTCGGCACATTAACCGAAAACTTGCTCTTTCTGCCCGCCCAAAGTGTGCGGTTGCAACGGGTCTTGAAGTTGGTAATTGCCTGCTCTGCAATCAAGGCTTGCGAGAATGGGATATGCTTTCGCTGACTCTCAAAGTAGTCTGACACAATTTGGTTCATGCCTCGCTTCTGCAAGTACACCGTAGTTGGTTGAGGCACAATCAAGTCGGGGGCAACTTCCTTCTGGGTCTCATAAAGCGCATTCGACAAAATCACAATCTCAGAGTTTGCAGAAATGGCGGGCACCGTGCAGAACTGGTCTGTCTTCAACTTCTTCTTGCCATTAGTGGCACGCACAATCGGGTTACCATTGCTTGCACGGCCGGTCACAAACAGCATGATGTCCTTGCCAGGGGTTTCGGTCTGACCATCTTCGGTATAGCCATTCACACCCTTCACAAGCAAAGTGCCATATTCCTGAGGAATGTTCTGGTCTTCCGAGGCAAGAGGCAGTTCAAAGGCATTCTTCGTGTCGTCCTTCTCCACTGCACTCGCCGTCACCACCGAACTGCGAGGCTCGTCTATCATGTAATGCTCCACCTCCGGAGAGTTCACATTCACAGTCTTGGCCTTCAGCATCAGCTGCATCAACGGGGTATCGTCACCCTTAAAGGCAAAAAGTTCAGCATCAAGGTCTTGTTCAATAAAATTGCCTGCACCCACACCGCCTGTTGCATCTGCTGCTGCCGACACGGTAGTGGCCTGTCCCGACACCTGTGTTTTCAAACCCACGCTGCCGGGCTGCGGGGTTACGTTAGGCGTAGTTACTTGTACGTTCTCTGCCATAGTTCTCTAAATTATTAAAAGGTTTATTTCTCTGTTCTGCTTTTTACAAAAAGACTTCCACCATGCAGCCCGCCAGTAGCCTCAGCCACAGCCGACACCGTTGTAGCAATGCCAGGCACCTGACTTCTCAGTCCCACACTGCCACGCCCTACTCTAACAACATCTTTAGGAAATTGTATGGTTTCTTCGTCTTCAATATTTTTCATCTCTATATAAGTCTGCATGCCTTAGGCTTGCGATGCCAGGGCAAAAATACTTTGGTCTGCAGTACGGCGCGGAGCACGTCCGTTCTTACCATTAAGGTGGGCCGTCCCGTCACCCTGCTGCTGCTTTCTAAGCTTCTCCTCTATCTTCGCATTGCGGCCCTTTATCTCACCCTCTTGCTGAGCTGTCGCCACAGCCTTGTCATAGTTGCTGCCATTCATCAGCAGCTTCAGTGTTTCGGGGTCAAACTTGCCCATCACAGCATCATCTACTATCTTGAACAACTGCTGCCATGCCGCATCTACCTGCTCGTCACTCCAGCCATTCTGCTCCTGCGCCTCCTGCATCATCTGCAACGACTGGTTCAAGTTCTCCTTATACTCTTCTTCAAGGGCCTTGTTGCGGTTCATGCGCTCTATATACGCCTTGTTCGCCTCCGCCATCTCTTCCTGGCGTTCGGGGTCGTCCACAGCCGCCACAATGTCACTGCCATAATTACGCACAAGTGCAATCACGGGGTCCGAACCCTCCTTCCAGTCTATGAGGAAATTTGCCGAGCGCGGGTCACTCGCAAACATGTCCGACAACGCCTGCTCACTCTTCTTGTAACCGGCAATCTTGTTGTCATAATCATCATAATCTGCATTCACCTGGTCCGCAAAAGCCTCATCGTCATCAAAATTCTTGTCGGGGTACTTCTTCGACAAGCGTTCGCGCAACATGTCACGCTTCGACTTCTTCGGCTCCTCATTCACAGCACCCGTTTCCACAGGCATCTGCACCTTATCTTGTTCTGCCATCTCTTTTAAGTTTATATTACTAAGCAAATTTCGTTCATTTTACACGCGATGATGCTTTATTTCCAACCACACATAACAGCTATCACACATTTCTTATGCTAAATCACTGATTTTCCGTAACTTTGCATCATCTCATACTAAAGGCTGAACATTTACGCCCCATGCGCAACTACTATCAAGTAGGCGCATGGGGCTTTTCTTTTTTATACCGCACCACATGAAACACATCGGGTCTACATCTTACTACAAGCAACAACGCGAACGCGAACTCATGACCGCCTTCCGCCAACTGCTGCACGAGTGCAGCCACGTCAACATGGAAAAACTATTCAAACAAGTAGTCATGAACCCTTGCTCACGCTTTTGGGTCAGCGAGGAAAGGGCCACCATCGTCATAGGCCGCATGATGCGCGGACTGCCCGTCATCGTCACACACTGCAAACGCGAAATGTACAACGAAATCTTCACACGCTGCAAAGCCCTCAAATCCCAGTCACCATCTCTCAGCATGAGCCAAATTGTATGCAGAGTAGTTTCGGCACCAGCACCAAAGTTCTACCTCTCCGCATCACAAGCCAAAGCCATCATCAACAACCTCCGACGTAAAAACAAAACCACCATTCAAGTCAGATAACAGCCTCCGTTATCCGGTCCACATGGCTGCGCGGCTCAATCCTCTTAAGGCGGCGCGGCACAACCCTTGGCAGCGGCATAACCTTAAAGTTATAGGCTATATACAAACCTATCGCCCGCGTCATCAACAAGTCATCATGCTTGCCGGCTATCGCACCATAAGCACCATTCTGCTTCTGCTCATACGTCAAGTACTCATCAAGGCAGCGGCCGTCACGTTCCGTATACAAGTGCTCGCGCACCACCTTCACAAGGTTCGATATAACCATCGGCTTCGTCTTCACATTAGTGTGGAACCCATACAACTTCGGAGCACCCTCACGTATCTCGTCCTCACTCTGCTCGCGCGCATACAAGTTGTCATACACGTCTTTCACCTTGTACAATATGAATTGCGACTGGTCACCATCTACCATGCGGTCCTTGTCCTTCGTTTCCAGCGTGTTGCTCTCTATCACAAGCAGCGCATCATCATACCACTTCGCTATCTGAGCCGCCTTCCACGCCAGCAAGTCCATGTCTATGTGCCCATACCACTGAGCCACCAGCTCCGGCCTGTCACCACTCATCAAATACATGCGGTCTATCACACATATCACCGACCAGTCTGCCTTCGCCGACCGCCCACCAATATCCACCACCACAAGGTAACGGTCACGCACCTTCTCCGCATCATCTATGTCGGGCTTCTCCCACACGCACAGCAGCCCCGTCCGGTCCTCCTTAAACCTTATATGCTGCATCGCCTCCTTGCCCTCGTCGCCATCAGCATAAATGTCACCCACATACCGAGGCTCACGGCAGGCAGGGCGGAAAGCCTCCACAAGCATCTTGTCAAACACTTTGCAACCCGAATACACAAACGCCTCATTGTCATCTGTCGGGTACTCGCTCGCCATGTCACCATGGTCCGTATACTTCTTGCGCTCCTCCACATACCACGCTATCGCCTCCAGCGTCGCACCACACTCCCACAAGTACCACAAGTAGCGGCCAGCCTCCGCACGGTTCGTCGGCGTATAAGCATTATGCTTGTTGCTTACAAGCGCCAGGGCAAACAACCGCCTCGCCTCATCACTCTCAAACTCACGCCTGTATATCTCAATCTGATACCATGCCACAAACAACGACCTGAACTGCGAAGTGCTCTCCTCACCACGCCTAATGTGCGCATCACTCTCCTTAGCTGCATTATACTCCCGCTCAAAAAAGTTGCCCGTACCATTCGCCGTACTCTCATACACTATCATCGTCAGCGGCTTCAGCGTAATACCAGCACAAGCCGAGCGCACAACCTTCTCCGGACTCTTGTTTTCCGTCGGACTCCACAGCCCCACCTCCGTACAATGCACCAAACTGTAAGCACCACCACGCGCCGACTCCGGCTTCTCATACGAACCAATCTTTATCTTGCAGTTACGCTGCGGTATACGCCTTATGTTGCCACTGTTCCCCACACCCTCTATCTTCGCCTCATTAGGGTCATAGCTCTCGCCAATCTCATGAAGCAACTCCACAGGGTACTCATCAATCATCTTGTCAAACATGTCACGCACCTCATACGATGCGTCCTTCACATGCCCCACAATCAGCGAGTTCAAACCAGTCTTATGCACCAACTGCAACCACGCCATATATATCTGCGTAGCAGTCGAACCACCCCACTGGCGAGCCTTCAGCAATATCAGACGGATTGGCTCACCATTCATACGCATCTCCTCAAAACGCGTCACCAGCAAACGCTGAGGCCTGTTCAAGCTAAAATGTATGTCATCACCAGCCGTCTTGTTGCTAATCAGCACATACATCACAGCCCAAAACGGAAAGTCATACATACACCTCACACGCACAAACTTGCGCACTATATACTGATACACCTCCTCCGTATAAGCCTGCTCCTCACCAAGCCCCTCATAAAATGCAGCCACACTGCCAGCCTCAACCAGGCGCTTCACCAGCGGCACATCAAGCATACCCTCAGGCAGCCACTGCACGCGTATCGGAAAGTCCGACACCTCCACACGCACACGCGCAAGTATGCTCCCCTCACCCGTCACAGGGTTGAAGGGAGCAAACACCTCAGCATTGCGCCGCTCATTCTCTCGCAATATGTCCGCAACCTCACTCACACCTTATCTCATCTTGTTCGTCATTCTTGGCACATACTCCACCGTCGCACCATGCAACACCTCGTCCTGCTTGAACTCCGGCAAAAACAATATCTCCCTAAAGTACTTATAACCCGTACCCCTCATGCCACGCATATAAATGCTGTCACTCGAATGCACCGGAACCCACCTGTACAAGTCATTGCTCGCATACAAGCACTGCTTCACATCATTCTTGTTGCAGAACACACCACGCTGAATAACACCCTGCAAACTCTTGTGCACATCTGGTTCACCCAACTTGAACGGACGAGTGATAAGGTAAGCCTTCTGCCCCTCCACCACATCATCGGTAGAATAGTTCCACACATTGTATTGGTTGTCCGTCCCATTTTCATGCTTCACCACCTCCTTCGTCACCATCAAGCACTGCTCATACACATTCAAGTTGCTGTAAAAACCCTTCGCCATCACACTCCACATACCCGACGACGCCTCCATCACATACGTATAGTTGTAATTCGGATTATACACCAGCAAACGGCCATGCGGATAGTCATACGCTATCCGCGCACCATTCGTCAAGTAAGTGTACAAGTCAGTCATCTGCGGCGCATTGTCAAGCTTTACAATCCCGCTCAGAGCCTTCTCTACAAACGTCTTTTGATGCAACTCCGGCAAGCACTTGTCGTAGGCGTAGGTTGACGACTTGTCTGCTGGCAACATCAGTTGCCGGCCTTCACCGCCTAATGATACAACACCCTGCTTGGTTATGAACACCACATCACTTTCCATATTCGCCACACTATTAGCATCTGAAAGTATGTCGTATGAAAACGGCGAGCAGTTTTGCAGTGTTCCGTCAGTACCAATGCCTATAGCATACACACCATCAGTGCAAAAAGCATATAAAGGGTATTGACCGAACTGCCCCTGGCTCACTGCGCGAGAGTTGCTTGAAATAGCCTTTACTGTGCCTGTACCACATTGCGCACTATTCCCGTCACTAAAAACAAAAGGGTTATTAACTTCTGATATTTTCACCAAATTCCTATCTTCTTCATAATTCCTTTCTGGCAATGAATAATAATCTTTTCCTGTAGTCAGTTTCGTAGCATGTATGATAGCATTTTCCTTAAGTTCGCTTTCTTCATTGAAACAATATGACACATTCAAAAAATCACTCTGATGAAGTTGCAGAACAACAGCAGTAGCATCTTCTATTCTTGCAATATCCGTATTGCTTTCAACTCCTGGCACTAAAGCTAACCTGTCTGCTTTTGACTCCGGAATTGTTATAAACAAAGGAATGCGCAATACAGAATCATTCCAAATCCCTGATTTCGCACGAAACTTGCACAAAGAATATGAAGACGAACTATATTCGTTAATTTCTGCGTCACCTATTTTCTTTTTATAATTCCGAGTGTCAAACAACACTTCGCAAAATAAATTATCAACATATCCAGTTTTTATTTCTGTATATTTTGTATTGATAGCTGTGGCATATGAAGGTGTCGCATCATTACCTGAACCTTTCTCAGCATCTTCCACTAATGGTGCTTCAATACTCAGGTCAAGTCCTTTCATGTGCATTTTTCTTATATTTGCAGCAACTAATCGCGAGTTGAAACTATATAACCTTGACGCTTGTATGTTTAGGTTTGAGAAAGAATTATCTGTTAATTGCGTTCCTTCTGTATAATTTACAAGAGTCTGCTTGTCCTCCTCTATAATATTTTTCCAGTTCGTGCACTCTTCCAGATAATCGCGTATGGGAATCGAACGTACCAAATAAAAATTTTGAATATCTTTCGCCTCTTTATAACCCTGTTTTCTCTTGAAATCTAATTTGAAATCAGTATCATTTTTCCCATCAAGTTTGTAAGTACGTTCAATGCCCAATTCATCAGTATCTATCGTATATAAAGGTCTTGACACAAATATGTCTATTGACGAAATTAAATCTTGCCATTTCCTTAAATTGCTTATATTCTCCTGTATTTCAGTTTGTGTTTCTCCATCATTCTTACATTCTATCTGATATGCTTCAAACCCCACATAAGCTTCTTTAAGCGTATATTTGAGCAAGGCAGTATTCTCATCACCTGACGATTTTTCTTCTTCTGCAATCGCCCCCTTGATTATTAGAGCCGGACTATCATTCGATGGAAATACTAAAATAGGAGGTGATATATTGATATAACTGCCATCGTACATCTTCATTGCATATCTCAACACAACAGGGTACATAAAAAGCCCTTGCTTGTCAAGTTCGTTCTTTGTTGAGTTTACAGCCGAGAGTATGAAGTTCTCTGCTATATCAAAGTTCCCCTTTGTCCCATTATTAGACTTGTTCCCATTACCCAAACTCGTTCTTGCCAATCCGATTGACATTTCCTTGCTTGAATAACGAACAAAGTAAAAAGATACGCCTCCTTTATATATATTATCCGAAATAGCTAAAACCGTATTGCAGCCCGCATCAGTCCAACCTCTAAACCCGTGATTGTATACTGCTGTTGGATAATTTGTTTCTCCTCCTGCCCATTTTTTATCTCGTAGATTCTGCCTTACAGCCTTAAAATGAATGTTTATGAAGTCTGGTAATCCTACAAGGTACAAATAACACGAACCTTGAGACTGGTATACCAAATGGCATAATTTCCCTTCATTCACAAACGAGATGATTTTACCTGTCGCACATATATCATCAAACTTTTGCTCTGTCGCTATTTCATCTTTTATTAAATTTTCGTCTCCTAATGTGTTGACATTCAATTCATAAGCAGATAATTTGTAAGTTGGGTATATAGCACCATCACTTTCAAAACCTATAATGATAGTCTTATCCTCCACTTTATGAACAAAAATCGGTTCAAACCATTCTTTCGCAAACTCAATCTCGTTCGGCACCCTCACAGCATGATACCCACCATCTCTATACTCAGCATTCACTGCAAGCTTCATCTCGCCATCACCGCACGCATAGTCCGATGGTTGCGAAGTCATACCCTTATACTCTATTCTCTGTTCCATATCACACTACTCATCTTTTGACTCATACTCCATAGCCATCGCAGACAACTTCTCCGACAACGACTCCGACACCTCCGCCGACGCCTGCACATCAACCTTCTGGCTCTGCTGCTTCGGCACAACATACTGGGTAAGCTTCTCCATCACCAATATACGGTCCTTAGCGTCAAGAGCAAGCAAATCCTTGTCAAACAAACCACTCTCAAAGTAATCACCCACACCAGCCGAAATACAACCATATATCAACTGCTTGTAAGGCTTAGGCTTGTTCGGCGTACCCTTCACCCTGCCACCAGTCTTATAACCTCTCGCCATAACACCACACACAATTAAAACGGACGCAACGGACGCGTCAGCACGCCCATGCGCAAATGCAACTTACGTTTCACCTCATCAAGCGCACCCTGAGCCTTCACAGCCCACTTCTCAGCCGCAGCAGGATACGTTATCCCAAGCCAGTCAGCCAACACCATAGCCACCATATACTCATGTATCAACTGCTCAAGCAACCTCGCAGTAGTCCCCGAAAACCTCTCCGGAACCCTCAGCACTATAACATACGACGCACACTCACCAAACAAATCATCAAGCTCCGCACCATCATCACACTCCACCTTAGTAAACGGATAAAGAGCCTCAACACACTCCGAATGCGCAAGGTCAAGCACACGCGTCACCCTGTCCACATTACCCTGCTCAGCTATATCCATCACCTGGTGGCGGTCATGCGCATTATCAGTCTGCATCACATCACCCTCCACATACGCCACATTCGCAATGTCATACAACAACGCCTCACGGTCAAACAACAACGTCACACGTCTGCTCCCACCATCTCTCACCGAGCCACAACAACACTTGCCATACCCAGCCACCTTGTCTGCCGGACCTACCACCCAGCCATAAGGCCCATAAACCATCTTCACAGCATTCTCACTACTCATAACGCACATCATCTTTAGTCTTAGGTTCTGTTCGTGCCGGCTCATGCACACGAGTCGGACGTATACGCTTGTTCAACGCCACACGCAATGCCAGCAAGTCAGCCTTCGCCCGCTCCAGCCACTGAGCAGCACCACCAGCCGCCGCACTCACCATCAGCCATTCAGCCATCGCACAATCCACCATATACGCGTGCATCGCAGCCGCCACACCCTGGCGCACACCCAGGTTAAAGTTCATCGGCACACGCAGCAACATCACCAGCGTATTATCCTCCGTCTCATCACTCACAGACCTTGAAGGCGCACCACCATAACCTATCACAATGCCCTGCACAATTCTCTTCCGCACCTCCGGCAGCAGCAAATTGTCAGCCATCGCACACCCCTCCACTATGTACTCACCAAGCTCCGTACGCAACACCCCATAAGCATTGCCAAAAGCACGCAACACCAAGTCCTTGCCAGCGTCCGACAACTCCTGCACCTTCGACGCCTGCTCCTCCGACGCAGCATCACCACCACGCATACTCTCACCCGTACGCCAAGCCTTCTGCTGCACATCATACATCAGCTCACTCAAATATAGCTTAACCTCCAAAGTCTGTTTCCTCGGCATAATTCAAAAACCTCCTATTCATTTTCAAGTTGATGAGTTGAAGAGTTGAAAAGTTAAGAAGTTACCTCTGCTTGTCCAACTCTCAAAAGCGACCGCTTAACTCCTAAACTTTTCAACTTATCAACTTATAAAACTATCTTCCCTCCTCACTCATAACTCACACCATCTCCCTCATCACTCACCGTCGGCACAACACGCACCGGAGCAACACGCTTCGACAGCATCTGACGCGCAGCAGCCAAACTACCCTGGGCCATCTGCACATACGCCCCAGCCTCCTGCTTGTTCGTCAGCATAAACCAATACCCAACAGCAGTATACAACATACAATTCGCAAGCTCCTCACACACCGCATCATTAAGCCGCGTGTCATAGTTCGAAGGCATGTCCAACGCCAGCACCATCACACCCGTGTCCTCATTCTCCAGCACACGCGCCCCATATCTGCCAAGCCCCATCACCACATCAGCCTTCGCTCTGTCAACAAACTCCGACAGCAAACGCTCATCAGCCTCAGTAGTCGCCACACGCACATACGCACCATCATCACCCTGCACCATCTTGGCACCAGTGTAACCCGCCATCTCATGCACCTTCCCAAGCACATCAGCACGCAATATGTTCAACCTTATATCCATAATCATTCAGCATGACGCATAAACCACGTCCAATGCAAAGTTAACCACCACACCCAAGCAGCACGCTTTATTCCCAACCGTACATCTACTTCTATCTACTAATAGAAGCCCCCTCTAATACCAAAAAATATGTTTTGCAGCATATTTCGCAAAAAAAATCTTGGTTTTGCTTGCATTCTCAAAATAAAGGCCGTATCTTTGCAGTGTAATTAAGAAACAAAGTAACAAACAACTTAAACCCACATTATTATGACAACAACAGACTTAAAAGCGAAGGAAGAGATATACGAGGTCGTTGAACCTCGCTATTTTGAGAAATCAGAGGCTATCTCCGAACAAGATGACCAAGGAGCAATTTACGATTTCCTTAAGGGGCTTGGCTCTGAAGAATACGCAGAGTGGCTGAAAAGTCACGAGAACGACTATTATTTTGAAGTCGTTCGCGTAGGCGATACTTTCTACGCCATCGCTAACGAGGACTACACCACCCCAGCGTGGGCAGTAGAAATCGAACCCATTAACTAACACAACCACAGCCACAGCCCTCGACATCACGGTTAAGTCATTTTTATGAAAATAGCAGATATACAGAAAGTAGAGAAGAACGCAAGCATCGCATATCAAGATATTAACAACCTTATGAGTGACGAGATTGCGCTGTTAGATTTAGCTTACCCTCGCCACGATGGCGAGCAAGATGCCGATGCGGTTGGCGAAATGCTCTATCTCAGGCAAAGCGTATCGGCACTTAAAAAGGCCTGCGAAATTCTAGAAACGAAATTGACCAGAGTCGTAGGCGAGTAAGATGATAAAAAAGCCCCACCTTCACGGGGTGGGGCTTACCACGAGATTTAACTCTCGACTCTTTATCTACAATAGTAGAAATTAAATTGCTCGCAAAAGCGTTTCAATCCACAACCCTTGATAGGGTTGACAGCGAAAAGATAAGCATAAATTCTACAAGTTGTATGATTTGATATAAAAAAATCAACACATGTACAAAATAATAAGGACGATTGACCGCTACCCTCACGTAGTGATGGAAATGGTCAATATAACTACGGGAGAGAGGTTCTACTGGGCACTCGGTTCATATCAAGCCGAACTGCTCTGTGCCGAGTATCACGTTACCGAATTAAAGGGCGTGATACTTGACGGACTGCCACAAAACGGCGGCTTGTTCGATTACAACGACATAAATAAAATATGAATAAAACATGAATAATATATGAATAAAAACACCTGGGGCGGCAAACGTCCCAATTCAGGGCGCAAAAAAGTAGGCGATGCAGTCCTATACTGCCGAATGCCGCAAAAGGCCGTAAACGAAATAAAGACCGCAGCCAAAGAACAAAACCTCGCTGTTGGCGATTACCTAATCAAACAACTCGGATTATAACAGAAAAAGCGTGGCAGATACACTGTCACGCTTTTTCTTTCTATCACTACCCATTAGCGGAATTAGTTGACAAGTTGAGGAGTTGGAGTCTCAAGTTGATAAGTTGAAAAGTTTATGGAGTTACCTCTGCGAGTCCAACCTCCAAAACATTCCTCTTAACTCCTCAACTTTTCAACTCTTCAACTTAAAACTCCCCCTCTCCTCACTCCATCTCCTTCACCTGCTTCAGCATCTTGTCACGAGCATCAAGCATCTTACCAAACAACGCCCTGCGCTCTGCCGGGTCACTCGTCCGGAGCAACTTCTTCGTCAGCTTGTTAACCTCACTCTTGTACAGCCCGACACGCCTGTACCTCCTAAACTCACCCGAGCGCGCCAAGGCCGGCATCTGCTGCATGAAAGCCTTCGGGTCAGTATCAGCCAAAGCACGAGTCTCCGTCACCTTCTTCTTCGTCGCCTCATACTCATCAAGATACCTTTGAGCCTCCTCAGTCATCAATCGGCCGTCCAGCTGCTCCTTCGCCTCCGTCAGCACCTTCTCGCGAGGCTTCTTTTCAGCAGCCTTCAAGGCATCACTGCTCAACGCACGCAACGGGGCACTCCGCAAAGCCTTATACCTCGCATAGCGTTCAGCAATCTCCTCCACACTCATCGCCTTCGCCTCCTCGCCAGTAGCATCAATCTCATCAAAGTAGATATTATCCATCTGGCTCTGCGGACAGTTCATCACACGCATCACAAGCAGCGCACACTCCTTCGTCGTCTCAACATCAGAGCCACAATAGTCATATATCGCCACCGCCGCATCTGTCAGCGTCTGAGGGTTCACGCCAAAACCAGCCTGCACAAGCAAGTTCAGCACATCATTCACCGCACCATAATTGTCACTGCCAACCTTCTTCACCACATTAAGCAAGTCACTCGTCAATGGCATATCCTTATTCACGCTGTTAGCATTAAAGTCCTCACCATTCACATAATGGTTCCACAGCGACTGCAAGCCCGCGCTCCACACATCCCCACCAGTCAAGCCCTCCACCGAGCCAAATGCAGTGTGCGTCCATATATCATGCCACATCTCCTTGCCCTTCTTCTCATCATCGCCAAACAACATATATAGCGCATACTGACCACAATTCCAAGCCAGCTGCAACACATAGCCAAACACACCAGCACGCACAAAGTCATTTATCCAGCTCTTGCGATACTCCGCCTTCGCATTCTTCGAAGCCTTCTCCGGGTCTATGCCGTCGCGTTCCATCTGCTTAGCCATAAACGCCTCGCTAATGCCCTTAAACTTCGCACCACCCGCTATCCTGCGGCCAGTGTTGCGCAATGCAGCATACAACTGACGCGTATACGACATCGAAGAGTTCCTGAACACCGTAAACAACACCGAATACCACGACCTGTCTACCTGCAAGGCCGACAAAAAAGCACCCTCGCTCGACTGCTGAGTCTGGTTATACAATATCGAAGCATCTTGTTTCGCACGTCGCTCAGCCTCCTCCAGGCCATAACCATAACGAATATACTTCCTGCGCCTCGTCTCATACATCGCCCTCGCGCCTATGCACACCGTCAACGCATCAACAAAACCATTCGGAGTCATACCCCACTTCGCAGCCATCTGCACCACATTGTCACGCCACAAGCCCCAGTCCATCTCATTCTTCAGCAACCTCGGGTCACCAGCCATGCGGCTCTTCCAGCGTTTCTCAAACAGGGGCAAATTCTCCATGCACCATTTCCACGAACCATACGGGTTAGCCACACCCTTCAGCAGATACACCGGATTACTGTCCGACAAGTACGCCGGGAACGATGTAAACTGCTTGAGCGCAATAAACACACTCAAGATAATCTTCGCAGCAGTAACACCCTTCGCTATATTTACAGCCAGCTTGTCAGCAAAAGCCTTGGGCGGAGTATAAGTGCCGGCAGCAATACGCGCCACCTTGTCAAAAGCCTCCCACAGCCGCTCACCGCTACCGTATGCACTACGCATATTCTTCACCTGGTTACGGAAGTGCTTGTACGACAACAGCGTGTTCAAGTCCCTGTTCCACTCCGCAAAGGCACTCCAATGCTCCATTTGCTGCAAGTGGTCAAGCACCACCGAAAAGGCATCAGAGTTCAGCAAGTCAAGTGCCAGCGCATTACGCGTACGCTTCACAACACTGCCCGTAATCGTAGATGCCATCTCCGACTCACGCTTCTCCACACCCACGTCCACATTCTCAGCACGTGCGTCCTTCAATATCTTCAGCGGGAAGTAATTGTCTATCGAAGCCATCGCAGCACCAAACATACGCTCATGCACCTCATTATACTTGCCTCGCTTCTCCACAAGATACACCTCCTGCAGCCAGTCACCAATCTCCTTCAGCCGCGGGTCCAGAAAATCCTCAATCGCAGCCACATCATCTTCCGTCACACCCATCTTGCGCAACTTCATGCGGCCGTCAGCCATCTTGTCCACCATGTAGATGTAAAGCAAGTTACCCTGGGGCAATTCAAGTTCCCTCATCTCGCCATTGTCCCACACACGCACCGTCGCCTTCGGCAACTTACGTTCAAGCGCAAACAAGTCTGCCCAAGTCTTGCCCTTGCCAAGCACCTCAGCAGCCTTCGCGTCAAGCTCGGCAGTAGCATCGCGATAACCCGTATACTCATTCTCTGTCGCAGTCAGCCAACCACGCATGTACCGGTTCCACAAGTAACCCTCACCCTTCACATTCTTGCTGCCAAACATACGCAACATCTGGTCAAACGTACCAAGCGGGGCAAACAACAACTGCACTGGCGAGCTGTTCAACACCTTGTCCACAGCAGTGTCCTTTCTGTATGAGCGCGCCGGGCGGCCCTCCATGTCCGAGTTCGCATTATGCTGTATCTCCAGCACACGCGCCTTCTCGGCAGCCTTAAAGTCCGCCGCACGCTTAATGCTCTCCCCATAAGCACCACCAAGCTGCTCATACAACTCTTCATAAGCCTCAGCACGCTCAATGCGGTTCTCGCGTATCGCGTCATTCGTGCTCTCCCTGAACTCCATGTAAGCCTCACGCGTCATACGCCCGGCATCATAATCCTCCTTCGCACGCTTCAAATCCTCGCGCAACCGCACCTCCTCACTCTTGCTGTCACGTATCGTCTCATTGTAACGCATCACAATCTGCCACCCGGCATAGTCCGTCGCAGCAGCAGCAGCCTCCGCACCATTCGCACTCATCATGCGGTCCTGGGCATCAGCACACATGTCCGCCACATCATCGTCCGACATGCCAATGCCCTTCCACACCACATCTGCCATGCGCTGGCCAGCCAAGTCAAGCTCACCTTGCACCTCCACACCACGCGCATCAACCTTCTTCCCACGCATGGCAAGCAACTTGTCAAACGCCTTCGACACATTACGCAGCCGGTTGCCAACCATCATGTCAACAACCTTCTGCACATAAGGCCTGATGTCACCCTTGCCATGCACATTGTTCACCACCGACAGCAAACGGCGCACATCATAGTCACTCATATCACTCAGCAAACCTTTCTTGAGCATCGTCTTCGCCAGCTCCGTCACACTCGCCACAGTGCTCATGTCATAAGCACGCTGCAGGCGCATCGCCTTGTTCAGTTCACTCAGCCGCCCGCCAATAGCCCGCGCACCCGAGCGCAAATCATCAAGTTCACCCTCATGCAACCGCTCAACGTCAGCCTTCATCTTCTCCACAACGTCCTTCAGCTCATCACTCCCCTCACGGAACATGATACCATTCTCACCACTCGCCGAGCGAGCCTCGTCAGTCTGACCAAGCTCATGCTGCATCTTCACATCTTCAGCCTTCTCAAACACCGAACCGCCATCACGCTCAGCAAGCCCCTTCCAGCTACGCCACAATATGTAGCGCAAATCATTGTCCGTCAACTTGAAACCAAGCTTTATGCCAACCTTCCTCAGCAAGTCCGTCAAGAAAGTCCTCACCTTCGCAAAGAAACCCTGGTTCTCCGGCTTCACATACTCACCGTCCTCGGCCAAGTGCGCCATATACTCCTCAGTAGCCTTGCGCTTGTCACCATTATACTTCTTCTCAGCCATCTCGTCAATGGTCTGCTTGATGCCCTCCTCAGCATTGTTGTACACGTTATCAAGGAAGGTGTTAAAGTGCTCTTCACCCACAAGGTTACGTAGCCCCTTGTGCGCCACCACCTCGTGGAACACCGTCTCACGCACATCAGCCGCATTCTTGTTGTTAGGCAGCACAATCGTCACCTTGCCGGTCCTCACATCATACCAGCCCTTCGCCTTCGCCTGTCTGCCGGTCAAGCCATCAGTGCTTGTCACCACCTCTACTTCACCCTCCACGTGCATCTGCCGCGCAAGGTCATTGGCAGCCTGGTGCTTGGCCTTTTCTGGGGCAGAAAGTTGCAAGGTTTCAAAATCTTTTACTACATTTGCAGCAGATAAAAGCTCTTCGCTTGTTATTGTGGTTCCAGCATGGGGCTGGAGGGCCTCGATAAAGTGGAGGGCTTTTTCTTTATCCACATTTGTAATTTTACCTTGATTTATCCAATGTATGATACCACGCACTTCCTTTGGATAAAGGGTTGTAATCTCGTTTACAGTAAGCAACACTCCGCCTTTTCTGTTCTGCTCTGTTGTGCGCAATGCTGCTATAAAATTTCTTCCATCTTTTTTCAATTCTGTAAGTATAACGAATCCACCCTTCCCATTTGTATTTTCAAATAGTGCTATCGGATTATGGACCGCTATCGGCAAATCATGTATATCTTCTGCTGAATAAGGGTGGTGGTTTGAATAATTCTCTGATGATTTCCTTACAAGTTTGTCATAATCCAACACTATTTCAGCATCAGATACTCCTCCATCTTTCAAAAATTCGCTTGAACGACCGAGGTGCAACACCTTGTCTTTCTGATTAGGATTACTTACCAATTCGTCTAATCGCTCATTAAACTTTTGGTTAATCTGGTCAAGTTCTTCGCTTGTGCGGTACCTCACATCTTCCACATTCTCGTCAAAACGCTTCGAAGGAGCAATAATCTCGCCATTATCATCACGCGTCACAAGGTCATTCAACTTGCGGCTGTTCTCCACATTCTTATACTTGTAGCCCTTGCCATCGTCAAAGCCCCATTCACGGCTGTCATTTCCGTCCCACCAAAGTTCATTCACTGGCACCTCATCTTCTATAATGCGGTAGTCACCCTCCAACCGGTGCTCACCGTGCATCTTAGCATACGCTCTCGACGGAGTCACCCAGTCACCATTGCGCAACTTGCCCTCCTTCACCGAGCTGGGCACAGCACGATACACCTTCACCTTCACATCTTTCTCACCACGCCTTATTGCAGCCATGGCATCATTTATCGCGTTTACCGACTCCACAGCAGTAGCGTCAGTCTGCATGTACTTGCGAGGCTCATGCCAATAATTCTCGTCAACAAGCGAATAGCCCAGAGCAATGTCCTCCACATTCACATCAGGAGCATTATCCTCCACATCAGCCCTGCGCGCTGCATCACTCTCATACCCTGGGTTCGAAGGTGCCACCCATGCACCCACACCCTGGTACTCACTTTCAGTATCGTCATACCCCTTGCGGCGGGCAGCCTCGTCAAGCATCTCACGTGCAGCAGCATCGTCACCACGCTCAACCGCCTCAAAATAACGCCTGTCAAGTTCCTCAGCCGGCAACAAACGCAACTCATCAGCACGAGCCTTACGTTTTGCCGTCTCCTCCTCGGCACGCTTTCGGGCAGCCTCCATAACGCCACGTTCACGCATCTCAGCATCAATATACTCCTGCCGCAACACCTCTATGTCACCATAACGTTCAGCAAGCTCCTTTTGCACAGGGCGGAACAACTTGCCAAACTCCGAAAGCTTCATGCCACGGTTTGCCACACGCATCGTACGGCGTATTTCAGCCAAGGCAAAATTAGCCTTTTGCAAGTTGCCAGTCTCCATGCCCAACGCATAATCCTTCACCATATCCGCGCTGACACCATACCGGCTGGCAAATGCCGTGTAGTCCTCTGCAGCACCCATCTCGCCAGCACCATTGCCACGTCCCAAATGCGCACTGCCGTCCTTCCTCGCAGGCTCACCACCATTAAACACATCTGCAAGCAGCGGACCAATAACATGCTCCGACAACTGAGTCGGAATGCCATTGCCCACCACCGTATGCGCCAAGTCATCAGTCTCTGGCATCTCATAGTCATCTGCCAACCCCGTCACACGAGCCAGCACCCTCGGTGTCACCTTCAACACACGGCCGTCAGGCATAATTATCATATCACCACCCTTCGTCCGCAACGTCGGCAGCAACTCATCGGCAAAAGCATGAGGTATCGAAGTACGGCTGTTACCCTGGCCAAACACATACAGCGGCTTGTCTATGTGACGGTAGTCTATACCCTCACCCTTCAACCGCTCGTCAACCCACTTGGGCACACCACTCTTCTTCTCCGGCAGACCCTCCATAAGGTCCGACACAGCCTCTATCCAGCCACCCTTGCGCTCACCTTCGGGCAGAGCCTCAGGCTTAGGCGGCAACTTTCCATCACGCACAGCACGCACTATCAAACGCTCACGATTAGTGTAGCCACCATAGTCCGCCGCATTATACACACCCATGTCCCAGTCATAACCCTGGGCAGTCAGCTCGTCAGTTATAATCTTCAAGGCATCACTATTCTTGTAGCCCTTCACATTCTCAATCGTCACCACCTTCGGGCGAGTCTCACCAATAAACTGCGCCGTCGACCTTGCAGTCTCCTTGTCAAGTTCCACCTCACCGCCGTCACGCTTCGCTGTCGAAAAATTCTTGCACACTGGCGACGCATGGAAATACTGCACAGGCCCGTCAATGTCCTTCACAAGCTTCTTCGGGTCCACATCACGCACATCGGCAGTCACAATATGGTTGCCAAAGTTATCCATGTACACACCCGAAATCTTCTCGTTGAACTCCACAGCAACCTTGGGGTCAAGATAATCCTTCAACCCCTCCTCAAGCAATCCGCCACCGCTAAAGTAACTGCCCGAGCGAAGAAACGAACCATCTTTCAGCGAATAACTACGGCCACCATCACCACTCATCAAGAATATCTGGTCCTCACGGCTCACGTCCTCAGTTTCTGCGGCAAGGCTCGCCCTGCGCTCTTCGGCAGTCATGCCCATGCGAGCTTCCACGTTGCGTGATTCTACTTCACCACCAAGTTTTGTGTATTCCACATAAGGATTAAAATCTGCACGTGTGGATTCAGCCAATCTAAAATTCTTAATATCAGAATCCTTGCTTCTGTCTGAATACCCCCTTGCAAAGTAGTTAAAACCCTTCATGCGAATTTCCTTGTTAGGCATCCATTCATCATTATCCATGCCCATCTCCTTGTATTCTTCAATCAAGGCTTTTTCCACTGCAACTTGATTGTAATGCTCGCCCATTTCATCTGCCTTGTCACGCAAAGCATCAGCCCAAGCACGCGCACGCCATTCCTCTTTAGCAGCCTCAAATCGTTTTTGCATAGATTTTGGATTACCACCCCTGGCAAAACCCTCAATCCACTGTATGGCATGTTGCATCTCATGCAGAATACACGACTTCAGTTCCTTCGTAGGCGTATACGCCGACACCTTACCCGTGTTAACCACTATATCGCCAAAATCCTCACCATCAAAGTCAAACACGCTACTAATCAGATGATAAGAAGCTATCTCATTGCCACCAGTATCTTCAAACCTCAAACCGACATTCTTCAGTTCGGGATAAGCCTTGAATAACTCTGGAGCATCAACATAAGCCTCAAGACGATGATTATTATCCAACTTCTCACCGCCAAACTTATCACTCTCATATTTCTTCGACAACGTCTCAAACTCAGCACGTTCCTCAACTGTCAGAGCCTCACCGTCCTCAAACAAATTAGCGTCCTCCTTGTCAAGCAACTCAATATAACGTGCATAGTCAGGATGATTCTTACGATACAGCAAATTGCCGTTACGGTCAAACTCCTTCATGTCGGGTATCTCGTAACGCCACTTTCCGTCTGCGCCACGTTCCCAGCCAGTAGCCATCTTTATAGCCTTGGCGTCCTTCTTGTCAGCCTCCATCTCGCGGGCCACGCCCAGGTTGTCAAGTCGCGTGCTCACCTCATCGGCATGGTCGGCAGCTGCTGCACCCTTCTCACCAATAAATTGCTCACGAATTTTGTTGTAATCCTCAAAAAACTTACCGCCATCGTAGGATTTCTCAACACCATTCAGTAAATTTGCAGCAGTTATAGATTTATCGGAATAGCGGGGGAAGGTCGATGTCAGTCCTGACACGTTCCCATGTTGACCAGCCGATACCTCTGACTTAGAGTTGCTTGGTTCAAGGTTATGACTGCCTTCAGTTTGACTGAGAGAACCTTCAAGCAACTCTATTTTTGTTGCCTCATAACTATACGCTTTCGGTGTCTCCTTCGTTCTTGCATTCTCTTTCAACGTAACCTTAACCCTATACACCTTTCCGTCCATACGTACTGCACCATACAATCTGTGTATGGTTACATCTGGATTGATGCCATTCTCTGCCGAACGCACACCATCTTCACCCTTCTTAAAGTCCGCATGTTGTTCCGCATCTACACTTTCACGAATAACATCAGGCAACACCTTCAACACAGCCAAGTGAACGTCCTTGCTCTCACTCTTGTCAACTGCACTCTGCGACAAATATTTGTCAACGGCCGCATTGCTGATGCGTATATCACCCTTTCCACCTGTCTCTTCACCGCTATAAGTTCGTGCTATATGCTCCTTCGCCCAAGTCTTAGCTTCGGCATAATTCTTAAAGCCATGCTCGGACTTAGTTTCCACTATATTGATACGCGTTTCAGGACGAAGGCTCTTGCCACCGTCCATCATACTTCTCGGGTCCACGCCGTCAAGCAAATCCTTCATCACTCTGTCAGCCACCTCCTCAGCACTCGTATAGTGAATGTGAAGGAAGTCTGCCACAGCCTTCCAGAACCTGTCAATGGCACGCTTCACACGCTGCAGCGCACTCACAGCCTCAGCCTTGCCCATCACGCCATCACCCTCAGCAGCAGCCTTGCGCATCTCCTCACGAAGTCGCTCCGCACCCCGTCGGCCCGAATACGTGGCAAGCACCTCATCAGCAATCTCATCGTCCGTTTCAAGTTCGGGATAGGTTTTCTTCACCTCCTCCCAAACATTGGTGCCCTTCATCAAGTCAACCACATTCTTCCATTCCTTCGCATTGTTCGCCTTCAGCGCACTCGCCCACAAGTGGGCATACTCATGCACAGGTGTCTCGGCATTCGCAATCCTCGGGTCATAGTAAATCTTGCCACCAACAGTAAAGCCATAAGCCTCACCATTCTTGGTCTTGAAAAAGCGCACATGGTCAGTTATCTCCGCATCATTCTCGTTGAAGATAACATAGTTCTTCGCATCGTCCTTACGGCCGCCACTGCGAAATTCTGCCGGATATTTAATGCCGGCATAACCTAACGACGATAGTAATTGCGATGCCTTCTTGTCACTGCCAAGAGCACGTTCCAACTGACGGTAGATGGCAGCGCCATTCCTTGCCGAAACGTCCACGCCCTTGTTTGACAACAAAGGATTAGACAACCATCTCCCATTCACCACCTCATCACCATACTTTTCTCTCAGATACTCTGTAATGCGGTCAATAGTTTCAGCTGGCACAGGCCCATTCCAATCCAAATAATTTCCACCATTGTCATCGGGAATTTCAACAGTGTAAAGGTAATTATGTGGTTCATAATCCTTTAACTGTTCCTCCCATTCCGAGATTTGAGCTTCCACTTCTGCCTTATATTCCCCTTTAAGGAAAGGCAACTGCTCCTTGGCACGATAGATATTCGATTCAAGTTCACTACGTTTCAAAGACCACTCCTCACGACTCATTGAAATTCCGTTCTTTGAACGTATCGCATACCCCTCGCCAATGCCTCTCACCTCAGTCACATAAGTACCCCAGCCATAAGCCTGCGCACCTTCACCCTCGCCCATGTGGCTATGGTCAAAGTGGTCAAACTCAGCACCGCTGCCATGGTACACGCGATGCTCCTTCGCACCGTCATCGTTCGCCATGTCAAGCACACGCTGGCCATCTTCCGTGCCAATCACATCAAGGCCACTGCCCTTCATGTGCTCTATCACCACATCACGAAGTATAGACTCCTCACGCGTAGGGGGTTGTGCAGACTTTCCGACAGCCTTCTGTTGACGCAAATCTTCTGGCAAAGCACTATACTTCTGCGTTACCATTTCATCTGCGGCATCTATTTCCTTCTTTGCCTCTGCATACATCTGCTTTAGCACGGGGTCAGCCTTCATTGCTTTGCGCTCCTGCAATCCTTTTTCTGAAGTGCTTTCTGCCGATGTCGTAGCCTGAGTAGGATAATGCTCAAAAACATAGTCCTGTATTTTATCCCCCCATTTCTGTTCCACGTCTTCCAGATGGTCTAAAGCCTTTTCATATTCAAGGACTTCATTCCGCTCCACACTCTCACCCTTACCCGAAGGCACAACACCATTCTTCACCGACGAGTACTCACCAAAAGGCTTTGTCTTGCGCTTGCTTGATGCAATCCACTTCTCAAAGTCTTCGAGGCTCACAGCAGTCACGTCAATTCTACGACCATTCTCCCAACCATTCTCATAGTTAGCAAGATAGTCGCTCTTTGCTTCGTCAGCATCGTTGAAACCAAGCATCACCTTATGCTCGTCAAAACTGCCATCTGGGTTGTACTGGTCCACTACAAACACCTTGCGTCCGTTCCAACCATCAATGTCATTAGAGAGGAACACGTCTATATGGTCACCATCAACACCAACTGCACCACGAATGTAGCCATAAGTGTTGTTCATCTTGCTTTCCCACTGCTTGCCGTCAGCATCAGTGCCTTTACGCACGCTGCCCTGCGGCTGCTCAATGGTGATGTCGAACGTACCAACTTGCACATGCCCCTTCTTATAGTTGCCGGCTTCTTTCTGCGCCTCTGTCGGTTCGGTGTTCACTTCGGCTGAGGCGGTGGCTATCTTCTCACTCAACGGGGTGTTTCCCTTACCAGAAGGCACAACATCTCCTGTGGCCGACGATTTCTCACCATCGGTCACACCAACTTTAGCACCCTCTTCCGAAGGAGCCGCTACTTCCTTGCCATCACTTACTGCTGAGCGTCCATTGCCCGACTGTTCTCCAGTCTCAGCTTCGCTTCGTGCAGAGCGTCCGTATCGTCCAAGTCTGGATTCTCCTTCTGCAACTGATTGGCCATTTCCGCTATTTGCTTCGGAACCCTCAATCGTCTTACTGCTCCGCTCGGAAGCCTCACGGGCCAAAATATTGTGTCGTCGTTCATTTTCTCTTACTTTATATGCACGTTTAATTATAAATTGAAGCGTAGGGTTATTCGTTATGCCGTCAAGCACTTGCTCGCCATCACGCACCATGCGTGCCACGGCATGAGCTATAACCTCATCTGCAAGCATCGGGTTGGCGTTCTTACCCTCCGACTCTAAGCGTTCAGCCTCATCTCCATAGTGAGACGAATTTGACAAAGTTTCAAGAATCCCAACCAACTCGTCACGCGTCACTTCATGCGTATCTTCCAACGCATACGTCAACGCATTCACATTCTCGGGAAACTCCGCATTATCAGCATGAGTATACTCATGGGCAAGCGTTTCAGCTACATCTTTGTCAAATTTATCACAACCCTCTACAAAATAATAGACCTTCCCTTTTTCGTAATAAGCAGGACAATGCCAACCATCATCAAGCCACTCCACATACTTCGCCCTGTCCTTCTCGGGCACTGCCGCCAAAAAGTCATCACGCGTCAGCAAAAACTCCGGCACAGGATAACCATTCTCCTCAGCAAAACGCGCAATGCCATCACGCATCTCACCAAGCACACGCTTCCGTTCCTCACCATCAGCAGTCTTCAGCTGCGCTGCAAGGCCGTCAAAAGCCTCACTTAATCCACGCTCGCTGCCCGCGCCGCCTTGATGGCTCGGGCCAGCAACATCGCCTTGTTCGCCGCCTTCGCCTCCGACGCCTTGTCCGTCTGCAACGGACGGGGTTCTTCTATCGTATTCTTGTCCATTGTTTAATAACTCATTTACCTCGTTAATAATCTGTCCCTTACTCTTCACACCACCGGCAAACATGTCACCAATGCCCTGGGCAGAGTCTGCCGCCTGCGTGTTATAAAACGACAGCACCTTCTTCAGCTGCGTCACACGCCCATCGTTCATCACGTCTGCCAGCATCATCACAGCAGCATTGTTGTAGTCTGCCACCGTCGCACCATCGTCCAGCTGGAACAAGTTACCCTGGCGCGCATGCTGGCTCACATGCTGACCAAGCTTAAAACCAGCCTTGCGGGCCTTATACACCAAGTCTACAGCAGCAGCCAACTCCTTCGACAAGTCATAACCACCACCCAGGCGGTGACAAGCCACCACCTCTGGCAAAGCAGCCATCACAGCCTTGCGCATGCTCTTCACCTCAGTAATCTGACGCACAGCATCAGGGCTGCCCTGGAACACCTTGCCCACAAGCACACCCTCAACCATAGCCTGACCGCTCTCGCTCAAACGGCCACCGTCAAACAACTGCGCCATCTCTGTCTGAGGTATCACGCCAGCATCAGCCAACTCCTTCACCACAGAAGCAGTAGCAGCATCATCAGCATAAAACTCAGCCAACGACTCATGACGGCCTATCACGTCCATCACACGCCCAAACAAAGCATCGTCCACCACCTTGCCAAGCTTCACAGCCATCTCAGTACGGCTCTGACTCTTCTGCTCACGCTGGTTGAACTTCGCAAAGGTCTCCGACGTGTAAGGCATCTCACCATCAGGCACAAACACCACACGCGGGTGCTCAAACCCTTCCACCTGCTCCGTCGTAAAACCAAACTTGCCGGCATGCCCGCGAAGATACGCATTATATTTCGCATCACTACCATTCAAAGCAGCAATTTCACCAGCCATGGTACGGCCGTTACCCGACAGCACAACACCATCACCACTCACCACCACAGGGCTTTGCAGCGCACGGCTGTCATAATCTGCCGCCATGCCACGCGTCACCTGCTGGGCCTCAGCGTCACGCTTATAGTCACGGTCATTCACCGTCTCACCATTCACGTCCACAGGGTAACCCTCAGTCTCCGCAAACCCGTTCGTAGCCTGGTGCGAAGCACTCGCCGCACCACTCTCCGTCAGCACATAATGACCGGTCACCACCTCACCATTAGGCAAAGTAATCTCATCTGCACCACCATCTACCTTCGGAGCATTCTCCCACTTCTCCTTAATGGCAGGAGCCACAGCGTTACTGCCCAAAGCCTCCTGCTCGGCAGCCTTCTGCGCCATCTCAGCCTTGCGCTGCTCCTCCTGCGCCACGGCATCGTCATACAACGCCTTGTCCTTCTCCTTGCGCGCACGCCGTTCCTCAAGCAACACCTTGTCACGCTCAGCCTTCACCGCATGCCAGTAGTCCACAGCCTTCTGAGCCTCAGCCACACGAGCCTCATAGTCTGCCTTAGCCTCCTTGTAAGCCGCAATGTTTGTGCCCATCTTAGGAGCCTTGCCCTTAACCTTTTCAAGATTCTTCTCAGCCTCAGCCACCTTGTTCTCCACAAAAGCATTCGCCTCCTCAGCATCAAGACCACTCTCCTTGAACACATAGTCATGCCCACGCTTCGGAGTCGTCGCAAGCCAGTCCTCCTCCTGCGCCGCATTCTTGCCCTTGCCAACAACACGCATCGGCATAGGAGCATTTTCCTGCACATCAACTTGTGGCACTTCAGCTTGCACACCCGAAGATTGCTCCGCGCCTTTGCTCTCAGAAGACAAGTCGGGGTGAGGAGTGGAGTTACCCTGATTATCAGTCAGGTCCACTTTCGCTTCAGACGGTTCTTCTGTTTTCTGCGCACGTTTCAGCACACCGCTTTCCACCATCTGCTCAAACATGCCATCTTCATACGTCTGCTCCTTCCCGTCTGCGCCAACAGCAACAACCTTGTCGCCATCAACGCGCTTAACGGTCAGCGCATTACCATCGCTGTCTTCAAACACGTCACCAGCCTTCAAGCCCTCCGTTGCTACATCAGGAGCAGCCTCCGCCTTGGGTTCAAGCACCTCAGCATCACCACTCTCCAGCTTCGCATCAAGCGCACTACGGGTCCAAGCAAGTTCCTTCCCGTGCTCGTCAACAAGCACCACAGTCTTCTCACCTGCCGACTTTACGTCATACTCATGCCCATTTATCTCAACACGGCTGCCATCTGTGTAGGCAGGTTCCACAACTTCCGCCTTGCCACCATCAGCAGACACATCGCCATTGGCTGCCGCATTACTCTCGGCAGCCGCATTACCCTCGGCAGTTCCCTCGCCATTGGCAGCAGCCTCCTTCGCACGCTCGTTCGCCATATACGCCTCCGACAGTGTGCTCGGGTTCGCTGGCTCACCAACATTCATTAGCTGGTCCGGACTCGTATACTCATACTTGCCCGTCTCAGCATCACACACAACAATACTCTTGTCCGACTTCGCCACATCTATGCCCGACTTGTCCGCATATTGCACCACATCGCCATCAATAACATACACCTTTCTGTCACCAGCCTTCATCGTGGCTGGCACCACCTGTCCGCGGCCCTTGTGCGTACGGTGCTTGGCATAGGCTTCAGCAAATTGCTCCGGACCCTGCAGTTGCGCATCGGGGGGTGTCGCCGCATCATCTGACGCCGATTTGTCATAAAGTCTTTCAAGATAGGTTTGCACAGCCTGCTTCTCTGCATCAGTGCGCTCAGCTTCTGGTTTGCCCAAAGCCTTGTCCACCTCCACACCAGTCTGTTCGGCAATATCCTTACGTATGTTTTCCGGCAACAACGTCTTGGCCCTCTCCACCGCTTCGGGGTTCGACGCAATAGCCTCGTCTATCGATTTCGCAAGGTCCTTATAACTGTCATAATCTTTGTTGCCCTTCTTCACCTCGCCGTACACGCGCATGGCCTCATTCACATCGGCATTCGGTGCCACAGCCTTTATAGCAGTCTCTACCACAGCAGCCTTGGCCTGCATCTCCTTATATTGCTCGCCCATGTCAACGGTATTGAACTCTACTTGGCGTATGATTTTGGCTTCCTCTCTCTTGGCCGATGCCTCATCTCTAAAACGTCTGCTCGTTACAACCTCGCCTTCCGACGTCACCGACTTCACCCAGATGTTGCCCTTGTCGTCCTTACCCACGTTCCAACCGGTAATAGTACCCATCGGCAACAGACGGCCCGTCAACATATAATAAGCCTTCGCCCTTGCCGCCTGGCTCACATTCGGGTCTTGCATGAGTTTCTCCATCGTGGCATAACCGTCAAACTCGGGGTGCTGCTGCAACCACTTCATTTTCGGGTCTGCCTCTGCCTCTTTCTTGCCACTCCCCACATCAAAGTATACCGTCAAGCCATCAGTGTTTTTGGGGCGTTTCGGCTGACTGGGCTTCTTCTTCTGCAGTACCTTCTCGGTGGGTGTAAGCAACGCTGCAAGGTTGCCATAACCCCTCTGCTTCAACTCGGCAAGTTCCTCCTTCGTGAATCTAACGTCTGGCTGATTGCCATTCCATTGCTTGTTCGCACCCGCGTCCATGGTCCTTTTCAAGTTCTCCGCAAAACCTCTGCGGTTCTTGTTGCGCTCCTCCATGGTCCGCGGATTTGCCACAGGGCGCATTCCGGCTATAACCTGGCCAGCTGACTTCACCATGTGCGGACCCTTTAAGCCTACAATCATTGCCATGCTTTCGGTCCACGCGTCCACGAAACTTTCATTACCGAACATCCATGAAGGCATGGCAAATATCGTACCCTCTGCCACGGCAGACGTCGCTACCTCTCCAGCTCTTGCCAAAACCTTGCCAGTCGCACTGGTCGTGGCATGTACCACCTTGTCTGCCACATTGCCCACCAACGGCGACACCATACCGGTCATCGCGCCAAGTCCGGCACCTTTCAGGGCCGACAAAGCCACAGCACCTGCCGAATAGCCCTCATTCTCGCGAGTCTCGGGGTTCACATGTCCGCCATACACCCACTGTCTTTCGGCCTCTTTCACACCTTCGTAGGTGCCCATCATGCCCATGCCGCTTGCCGCACCAGTCACAAGCTTGCCTGCCATCGTGCTGCCAAACAAACGGGCACCCACACCAGGAGCACTCCTCAGCACAAAGCGGCCGCCTATGTTCAGTGCAGCCCTACCGCCAAGCGAACCTACATATCCACCCACCCAGTTCGTCGGGTCAAACGCCATACCCACACCCGTACCGAACACACCAGTCCAACGGTGGTCCTTGCCATATTCGTCCATGGCTTCTTCGTAGGCTGCCATGTCACCAGTCGTGCCAGCCTGTTTCCGCGCCATGCCTCTGAGCGCACTTGTCAACAGGTTCGCATCAACGGCAGTACGTATAAAGTACTCCAACTGACTTTTTGGCGCATTCATCTTAACCGCATACTTGTACACAGCATTCTGCACAAGTGCACGTGCCTCTTTCTCCGCCGACGCCTGCACCTGTCTCTCCAACGCATTCGGGTACATCTTTCTAAGGCGCGCATAGCACGATGCCGTCATCTGCTTGCCCACACGCGCCCAGGCGTTGTTACTCATCTTCTGCAAGTCAAAGTGCTTAAGTCGCGACACCTCAAGGTTTTGTGCTTTTGCAACACCCATATTGGCAGCCCAAGGATTTTTTGAATCCATCTCATCATACCTTCTGCTATCAGCATCGTACGCATTTTGGGCTTCCTTCCACAGTTGGGCCGCAACAGCAGTAGCAGGTGCTTGCGTTGCCACCGCTTGCTTGTCGTTATAGTTATTATAGCCAGGATAAAGTTGCTGCTGTACCGACTGGTCTATTTCATTCTGCTCCAAGTCAGCCAAAGCACGGCTCGTATACTCATTACCCGACTCTGTCAGGTAAACCGGCTCCATCTTACCATTCTTCGGGTTAAACCTCGGTTCCAATTCCACCACACGGCTGTTCCTGTTCATGCCAAGTTGATACCCACCACCCTTGACACCCAAACCCATGGCACCACCAGGGGAATGAAACAATTTTATCGGTCTACTAAGTACTTTCTTCCCGCGCTGCACCGTTGCATCGACCTTTCGCTGCATCTGTTGCGCCCACGCCATACCTGCCTGTCGCTGTGCCGCCGTCAACCGCCCGTTACGCGGTTTCGGCTTCGCGGCTGGCGCACGCTGTACTGATGCTGCGGCCTGTGCTGTCTGTTGAGGGTGGGCAGTCTGCGCCGCTGCTGGCTTAGCCGGAGCCACATATATTCTCCGCATAAAATCCTCATAGCTGTCGCCTATCTGAGCACCGTTCGCCGTCAGCATGTCATACACCTTCTTGCGGTTCGCATAGTGTTCATTACCCGTAAAACCCTTTTCAAAAGTTTCGTAGTCCTGTGTATATCCACCCTTCTGCAAGGTGGCATATATATTCTTCAGTGCGCTTTTACTTATTGGCATAATCTCTATCTTTATTACAATTTAAGTCCTGCGGCCCAACCACCATTATTTTTTCCCTTGCTCTTTTTTCCACTCTTGCTCCCACTCTTGCTCTTGTTCCCAGCATACGTTCTCACCTTCGTCGTTGTTGTATGCCTTGGGGTGCCCCACTGGTCAACATAATCTCTTGTCGTTGTCTCTGTATAGTCCTTATCGGCAGAGCTCTTCGAACCTCCGCCATTCTTGCCAGACTTGCCATTGCCGCTTTTCTTTGCCTTCTCTGCTAATGCTTTATCCTTAGCCACCCTCGCTGCACTCTCCGCCTTATCAAGTTCATACCCAAGACTTATATATTCTTCTTTTGTTTTATAATATGCAGTCATCACCTCGTCCTTCGCATTCTGGGCGGCAATTCTGCCAGCCTGGGCAGCAGCAAGTGCCTGCTTGCGTGCCAATTCAGCATCAAGTCGGTCCTGGTTCGCCTCGTCTATCGCAATCTTGCGCTTCCATTCCGAGTTCTGGTTAGCAAGTTCCTGCATCTTCGCTGTATAGTTAAGGTAATTATCCTCGCGCTCCTTACGTGCAGCCTTGGCCTTGTCATAACGCTCACGCCACTTCGGCAACATACCATTCTGAGCCTCATACATGCTCGGCGCACCCTTGCTCGACGTTACCATATTACTGATAGCGGATATACCATCACCCAATGCCGCAATTATAGCATTCGCACGCTCGCGTTTCACACGCTTCTTGCGCTCATCTTCTGTCTCCGGAGCATAATTGGCACGGCCTTTCTTAAGCAACTCCAGCATCTCTGCCATACCACGCTCACGCATCTCCTCCGACTTATCATCAGTCAGAGGCTTGTGCGTATATCTATACGTCTGTGCAGGGGGCAAATCATCATTGCCGCCCGCATTCTGTGCTGAGGCATCTGCCACTCCACCAGCAGCCTGTTGTCCAGCCTCCGTTGTCGTACCGCTTGTCGTCTGCCCAGTCTGCTTCGTCTGTCCAGTCTGCTTCGTCTGTCCAGTCTGCTTCGTCTGAGTTGCTGCTGGCACGGCTACAACCTTTTTCTTGTCATCGTCTGTATCTGTCATCATAAATGATATGTCATTGTAGAATAATCAGGGCGTTCCGCATTTTTCTGTGCTTGTGCTCTTGCCTTTTCAATAGATTTCATGGCACCATACTCCGGCGTTCCAGCTTCATATTCCGGTGTTACGTTCTCCGGTGTTACGGAAGTTCCACTCGATTTTTTTGCCGAACTCTTCCCCACCGAATCACCACTATCTATTGCCGATGCCAAATTGCCCGCCGTCGCGCCAACCTGTCTCACAGCCTCAGCAGTGTTCTGAGCCTTCTGAGCATCAAGTCCAATCTCCTCGCGCGCAATATTATGCTGCTGGTTGCGGTAGCTATCCTCTATCGAGTCCTTGCGAGCCTCACCGGCAGCAGCTATCTGGCTCGTCGCGTCAGCAAGGGCCTTCGCGTTAGCCTCCTTTGTAGCCGCCACACTCTCCTCAGTGCCACCAACTACCGCCTGGGTCGCTGCAGCCTCCTTGTTGCGACGCCGTATCGACTCCTCTGCCAGTCGCAACACACGCTGGGCATCAGCGCGCTGTGTCACATCTTCATTCATGCGTCTGTTATACCAAGCAGTGTTCTCCGCCTTCTCGTTTGCAAGGGCATCTGCCTGCTTCTGTGCAGCCTTACGTGCCTTTATGCCGCCATATATCTGGCTGCCTATCGACACCGCCGCACCTATCAAAGCTCCAATCATAGTTTTTCTCTCTTAATTGATTATATATAGCACGAAATTAGTGCAACAACCTTTCACACACACTTTATTTCCAACTTACCAAACTATTGCCGTCCAGCATAACCGTTACTTTTAAGTTGAGTAGTTGATGAGTTGGAGTTTCAAGTTGAAAAGTTTAGAAGTTGAAAAGCTAAGAAGTCACCTCTGCTTGTACAACTTTTGAAAGCGACCTCTTAACTCCTCAACTTTTCAACTTTTCAACTTCCCCCTCAACTCTTCACCCCCGTGCTACCTATCCCGTTAGCACCTCTCTCGCTGTCTGATAGCTCCTCTGCCTCCACATACTCAACCGATGGTATAGGCATAATTACAGCCTGCGCTATGCGGTCACCTACCTCGTATTCACAATCAAGACTACGAAACATAACGTGCACCTCGCCACGGTAGCCACTATCCACCACGCCCACACAATTAGCCATGAGCGCATGATGCTTGTAGCTACTGCTACGCGGATATACGAACATCGCATAACCCTCAGACAACTCAAACGCAAGACCAGTGCCGAACACGACTACACCATGTTCGTAGTCTTTCCGCATCGATGTAGCCACCAGGTCAAAACCAGCATCACCAACATTCATTCGCTGCGGCATCACCGCATTCTCACGTAATTTCTTTGTTTTAATTATAAGCATCTTTCAAAATGTGTATTTTTAGTTTTTGTTTTGCACTGCGTGAAACCATTGCACGCGGTGCGCACAGAATTAGAAAAGAATTTCGGGCATCGTCCTTTGGCGAACCTCATGCAATCACCGCATTGCCCCGTTTTCTTGTTGTTTGTCATATTGCCGTAACAGTCTTATTGCCTCGTCCAAGGCTTCACCATATTCCTTTGCCGTTAATGGCATCTCGCTTATTGCCCCTCTGCGCCATTTCTGGTGCAGGTGCAGAGCATGAATAACTTGTTTTGTAGTCATATTATCTCTCATTAAAATTGCGCCCTCCGTGGCCACGAACCACGTGCTGCCGACACCACTGCACCATTAAAAATCAATTCTTTTGTATTAAGTTAATAAAATTGTAGCGTTGCAGAGAGGGCTTATAAGTACCCCACCTCGGACACGGACCGAGTGTTACCAGACCTCGGGCAATTAAAAACAAATCCAACTAAAACAAAACCATTTATATTTATGAAGTGAAAAAATATGAGGTTGGTAAGTGGGGTATGTTGCTAATTAGTTGCTCGCAATCGGTGGCCCGTCATGACGGTTGATGTCCTTCCAGAGCCAATACACGAACAACATTAGTGCTATTACTATCAGTAGTTTCATGTTTCGTCAATTTTTAGAATTAGCGGCCACATAACCGCGAATAAAACCTTTAAGACAGGCTTTAGCCATAAGTGGCGTACAAGTGCTTTGCTCGCCACACTCGTCACAGCGAATGCGGTCGGCAGCCTCACGCGCCCTTTGTTGGAGTGTCCTTTGCATAAGCCATTTTTTTGTAGTGTTCAACAATGTGTTCAAGGTCTATGCGAGCCTCGCTGCGGCCCTCATAATATCCGTTCTCTCTGCCAATATCCTTGCCTGCAAGGTAAGCCCCGTAAACGCAAAGAACAAAAGTCACAGCATAAAAAATCGCTTCTATCATACCTTGTTCTCCTCTTTACCATTTAGGCGTTCCCACTCATCATCAAGGTAAGCTTTCTCCTCCTCCTTGCTCATGAGTCCCTGCACATAATTCATGTCTCTTTTGAGCATCTCTATTCGGTCAGGCGCAAAGGTCACTACCTTGTATCTATCTGAGCCGCACAGAGCATACTCGCACAATTCACCAAGTGCCAAATAGCACTGTTCAAAGTCCGTATGGTCAGAGTTCTGTATGGCATTGTCAAGCACTGCATACATCTCCTTCAATCCTTCTACAAAAAGTTTCATCATGTTTTTAATCGTTTGTTTTGTTATTTGCTGTTTTCTTGTTCTTTTTCAATTCTGTTTCGCATTGTTTCAAACCACATATCAAGCACCTTCCGTCAGTCGGCAAGTTCCAGGTTCCTGAGTTCCTCTTCCAAACTGGCATATAAGAGTTTCCCAGACATCTCATGTCTAAGTTCCTCTATCTCGTTTTGCAGTTCGGTGAGTTGTGCCTCCTTGTCGGCAATCAGTGGGTCGTAGCGGCTATTGACCACTTCGTCATCGTCACGTTTCCTATCACGCGACTTCATGCGGTCTGTTTCAATTTTGTTCGACTCGGTCAGATAGATGTCGGCAAGCTCCGCTTTGGTGCGCGGCACGCGCTCTGGTATGTGTCTTAGCACAAGTGCTGTCATGTCCTCTTTCATATTGTTCTCTGTTTAATCATTATTGGGCAGTCGCGCCCGTTCGGTCTTGTGTAATAGCAAGCCTTGTGAATGTTGTGTATGTCACTCTCTGTATGCGATAGGGCATAACGTAAACAAGCCTTGCGCTCCTTGCAGCCTTGCCCGTCACATGATTTAATCTTGCCCATTCTTGTCAAGTTCTTCTATCAGTTGTTCGTAGCTCTTATATGTACAAAAAAGACATTCAGTAACTTTAGTAAGTGGGAGAAAATATTTCCAATGGCAGTAGCCATCACTGTTATTTGCCGAATAAAAGATTGGAACTCCATAAGAATCCGTACCGCAGCACACTCCCACTCTCCATAAATCAGAAGCAGTATCTCTCACCAAACAAGGTTGCCATGTACACGGCTTAAAGTTGGAGTAGTCCTTGTAGTAGGTGGGGACTTCAAGGCATAGGTCTTTGTAAGAACTAAATCCGATGCATTCTTTTCCCTCTTTAGTGAACGTAAAAATCTGTTCTCCTCCGTTCATATCAACTAAAGCAATGATAGGATAATTGCTATTTCCGCAATCTTTATTCCAGCAAATAATCCTTGCTTTATTTCCATCTACGTTTACTATCCGTCCTTTAGCCTCCTTTTTGGCAATTTTCTTCGCCATTTCAAGGTTGAATGGAACTCTCTTAAATGTTGTTTGTGTCATTGTTGCTCGTTTTTAGTTGTTGCAGTTGATTCTGCATCAAGTTCTTTTATCAGTTCTTCGTAGCTCTTCTTTGTACCAATCAATCGTTGGGTTGCTTTGGAGAGGGGAAGGCAGTGTCGCCAAACATTAGGGCTGCCATCGGGACAGTAGAACAGCACGCCATCACCGCAGCGTTTACCTTTGCTTACTTGTAGAAGCCATATCTCATCTTCGTTCTCTCTCACCAGGCAAGGCTGCCATTTTTGTGGCACAAAGTTGGAATAGTCGCGGTAGTAGGTGGGGACTTCAATGTGGAGGTCTAAGTCGGTTTCTTCGATAACAGCAGAAAACCTACCAGTGTTCAAATACTCGTACTCGCATTCATGTCCGTCTTTTTCCGTCACCAACGCTATTACGCTATATTGTGCTATAACGTCAGACTTATCCTTTCTGTCGGTGCAGATTATCCTTATCTTCCGTCCGTCTCGTGTAACGATGCGTCCTTTAACTTCCTTGTTGGTTATTTTCTTCGCCAACTCAAGGTCAAACGGAATTTTCTTGTATGTTGTTCGTGTCATGTTATTTATCTTTAAGTTCTACGGGCTTATCGTTCCAAGTTAATTTTCTTCCAATAAGCTTTTCAATAGAACCTTTTGGTAGTCTTATAGCACAGGAGTTGAAAATATTTTCAATACACCACATAAAATCCACCCAATCCCGATAAGGCTTGGTGCTACATATACATTCTGTACCATTTTTATCTACTGCCAGCCATGCCATAATTACCATTCATCTATCTTGTCCACTCCATAAGCCTGCGGTAGCATACGAATAGTTTCTGACCCATAATTATCCTTTGTTAAAGATACGAACTCGCGGACTGTGGTGCTGCCATCAAGGTTTATGCCCTTATCCTTGCAAAAGCTCTCTCTCCCCATGCGGCATGAGCCAGTGAGGACGTGGTGATAAGCGAAAAGGTCGCGATTGGGATAGGGCGTGTCGTAGTTGGGGAATTTCTTAACAAACGCCTCTATTCGCTCCTCTTCGGTGCTCTCGTCATAGAGTTTCTCTTGCAAAGATGTGAAAGCATCGTGCAAGGTATCGCCATGAGCAAACTTATTATTTTCCTTGACAATGTAGCAAGGCTGCAAAGTAAGGTCGCTTTTTAAGATAAAACCTTGTGCGATGTTGCCGTGAACAGATTTTATAATGGTTTGAATACCATCTACGAGATGGACATTTTCTCCATTCAGTTTATTTACGCCTTTGCCAGAGTAAGAGCCGCCACAACCACCAACACCACAACCATAGCCGTCTCCATAGCAACCGCCAGCACCACAGCCATAGCCATTGCCAAAGCCATTGCCAGAGCCATTGCTGTAGCCATCTCCACCGCCAGAGCCATAGCCAGCTCCAGAGCCACCGCCATAGCTACAGCCGCCGCCAGAGCCACCGCCAAAGCCATAACCATTGCTATCGACAAAAACAGAGGTTGTACTCAAAAATGTTTTAATGCGCGTTTCTAAAGTTTCCATGCTGGTACTCCTTCTATTGATTCTATCGCTTTGTCAGTGCAAGGAATTATCTCTATCGCGTCAAGAATGGTAATACTCTCTACCGCGACAGTAAACTTGCATTCACTTGGTTTAGACGTGCCATCTACGGCGAGCTGTAAAAGAGATGCTGCTCCGTCCCAGTACCATATTCTACGAGCGTTGTGAAGCGTAACCTCTTGACCGTCGTGTGCGACCAATGTTCCAAACTCTACTCCGCTGCGGTCGCCGCGGATAATGACTTTCTTTCCAATGTTTGTTTCCATTTCTTTATTTGTTTTTGTTGTTGCCGCCACTCTGGCAACTGTGATTGTTGTTTGTTTATCAATTCTCAGAAAAGTGCATCAAGGTGTTGCATTGCAACTGATGCCAACTTGTTGCTTCGTACATTGTGTTATGACCTCGACTATTGCATTTTTTGCAACGGCCATGTATATGTGCTATTGCGTTCGCGTATTATCTTGTCGTTGTGTTCGCAATCATCAATGCAGTTGCCCCACTTGTGAGCATAAGGCTTGAAGGCATACTTGCAATAATATCCGTCTGGCAGATAGAGCAAGTTCGTCTTCCACACATAGTATTTGCAGTTCTTGCACACTGGCTTATTCATCGCATGATACCTCTCTTAATGTTATTCAATTCTGTTGCGCTTATCGCCCAAGGAGCATAGAGCATAATCTCGTCAATGTGCGCTCTCACGCAATGCGGAAACACCAATTTCCCGTAGGAATTACGTCTTGTGTAGTGCAGTACTCTTTCTTCTATCGTCATGTTGTTTGTCAATTTATTTCACACTATCGCGATATTCAAAGTTGTCGTTAGGTTGTTCATTGTTGTTGTTATATTATCGTTGATGGTTTATTTACTCTTATTCACGCACATACACCACATAGGGTGTCGTGTTGCCCAATCCGTCCTCACAGATATGCGCTCCGCCAGTAGCTTGGGTGATGGCGTTGGCTATCTGTTTTACCGGACGCTTCACAATCTTGCCCTTATTGTCTCTGCTCCAGCCAATGTAATATCTATGCTCCATATCTTATAGCGGTATAAGCACATTGCCCACATTGCCGGACACTATCGTATAGGCCACATGGTGCAGGTTGTTTATCACCATCTCACTCACACCACGTTTATCGGGCGTATTTCGGTAAAAACGTATGGTGTCGTCGCTGCGCCACTTCATTCTTATCAAGTCATTCCGGCTACTCATATTCTACCAGTATCATCGTGTGCTGTCCATGCTCGTCGTACAAGCCTGCCCAAGCCTCGTAGCGTGAGGAGAGTGCGGTAGAATACCCCCCCACTCGGGGAAATATTTGAGAGTTGCGTTGCACAAAAGCTGTTTGGTTAATCATATATTCTGACTATTACAGGTGTCTGCCCGCCACCAAGTCCCATAGCGGAAGATAGTGTGAAACATACTTCATCAAGTTTTTTAGGTGTCACAAGTCCATGTGACTGCATGTTGCAATACACACAAGAGTAAATAGACTTTTTTACCATAATGGATATTGCTTTCCCTCTAATCATACTCAATCAATATCTTAGGTTTGTCCACATCATGTCCCTTACCACCTCCAGCTATGCAAAGCGCAATGCCCTTTGCCGACACAATGATGCCGTTTTGCGATGGTGAGTAACGGCCCAGAATGATGGGGCGTATCTCAGCATTCATAATTCTACTGCTACATAGTAATGGTTACGGCTGCTCACTCCGGCAAGTATGGTGTAGATTATACCCCCACCGAATTGTCGGTTGTAGGTATCTATCCAAATGCCATGCCCTGGGCGGAAGCCTTGGGCAACCATACGTTCGAGCCGCGCATTCTTTTTAAGCATATTCAATCAATATCTTTGGGCAGATAGTGGCATCTTGTGCCCTTGATGGTATGCAAGGACTTGCACCATACACGCTGTACACCCGAAGGCATAAGTCGTGCCACCCATCGGAAGGAGGTATCAGTCTGCCGAGGCATACGCAATCCCCCACCCTATTAGGTCTAATCATATTCAATCATTATTTGCAGCCCGCCATAGCGTGTAAGTAATGTGGTAAGAGCCAAGCATTCGCCATGTACGCCTATCACGTTACCACCAAATCCGCTTTTGAACTCGCCGTAAAAAAGATTACCGATACATTCAATCATATTCAATCATTACCGCCGTGGCGTCGAAACCATCGTTGCCAGTAGTAAAAAGGAAGTTGCGCACCCCCATCTTGTAATAGTTGGCTTTGATGGTGTGGGATAACAGAATATTACCCCCCGGTTTGCGGCATTCAGAATTAACTTGTTCATAACTCCACTGCAATAAAGAAAACATCACTGCAATCTGTCCGTGCCATAAGCGATATGGCATAGCCGTGAAACACTCCGTTAAGACGTTCGGCACTGAACATTGAAGCAGGGCAAACGCATAATCTACCTTGTCCAATCATATCAACAATGATGCGTATCACACGCTCTGGTGGATTATCGGTTCTCATCGTGCTGACGGCGTTTCATGTTCTCGTCATACATACTTTCAAACTTCTCCCCAAGTGCGGACACACCATGCTCGCTGAACGTGGCATAACACAAATTGATTTCGCTGGTCACCTTGCCAAGTTCCTCTTCAAGCTTTGTGGGTGTCATGCTCCAGCCATCGAATGTTTGCAGCCATATCGTGAGCCACGTTTTGAGGAACATCGCCGCCTCGTGGGTGGGAGGAAAGTCGAATTGCATGAACAGTGCCGTGTCGGTATCGTTGGCTTTGAGGAACTTGCTTACCGCATCGTCCTTCAGAAAATAGCGGTCGGCCACTTCATCTTCAAGCACATCTTCCAGTCGTGTGGCGAGCGCAAAAGGCTTCGGAAATTGGTAGTCGAAGGCCACGTCCTTGCGCATTGAAAGGCAGAACACACGGTCGCGGTTCTGAGGTACACCATAGTCCTTGGCATTAAGGCGCGCCCAACGGTTTATATAGCCCAACTGCTCCAACTTCTGCAACCACTTCTGAAAGTCGGGCATGAACTTCTTGCTCACCAGGGCTGCCACATTCTCTTGCAACAGATATTTTGGCTTCAGCACCTCAATGGCATCGGCCACTCGCCACAACAAGGCACTTCGGGTGTCACTTCCCTCCTTCAGTCCCATCTGCTTTCCTGCTTGGCTGATGTCTTGACAAGGCGAGGAATAGGTGAACAAATCTACCTCGCGACCTTGCAAGGTGTCCTTCACCTTGTGCCAGTCTATCTTGGTGATGTCGCCAAGTGCCTTGTCAGCATACTGCGGAAACACAAGGTCGTGCATCTGACAAGCATACTTGTCTATGTCGCTCCAACCCATGCAAGTCCACTGGAAGTCGGGGTGTTGCTCCTTTAGTACGTCCGCTGCCATGAGCTGCGAGTCATAACCGCTGAAGGTGGTGATGATTACCTTTTCGCCCTTGCTCTTGTCCACTGGCTCAGAAGGCAACTTCATCTCTGGGAACAACTGCAATTCTATTATCTCACGCTTCTCATGCTTCGGGTACCACAGTTGCTCATACAAGCAAACAAGCACATCTATACAAATACTATTTCCTGCTTGCTTGTATTGCTGTGACGCAGAAATCGCCATGTCCTCTGCCTTGCCCTTGCCTTTCCAGCCTTGCACCCTTTCAGCGGCCTCGGCATTGGTGCTCTGCATCGTGTATATCACATCATCGCGCACTCCCATCAGTCTGAAACACTCCAAGGGCGTGAGCTTGCGTATCGCATAACTCTTGATAGCATGGCTCTTGAAATCAAATTTTGTAATCATTCGTTTTGTCGTTTGCTGTTTTTACCCGTCAAATCCTCAACTTTTCAACTCCTCAACTCTTCAACTTAAACCAATCCCCCTCCTCACCTGTACGACCCGTTCTTGAACACCACAACCTCCATCATCTCGTTGATGCGGTCGGCTATCCTCACGCCATACTTCTCACGTATCTGCTTACCAGTCAGGTTCGTAGTGATTACCGTAAACAACCGCTCATCATACCGGCACTCAAGCAACTCCGTCAGCGGAGTAGTCACATTGCCATAATCAAGCACCTCAGCAGGCTCGCGACCCATGTCCTCTATGGCAAGCATCGGGGTCTTTATCAGCTCCATCGGCTTCAACTTCATGCGACGCACTATCGTACGGGCATCTACCACATTCAGCCGGTCAAGGCCGTGTTCCGTCTGCTCCTTACCAAACCGGTTATTCTCCTTCAGCCAGTTCACTGCATTCTGCAGGGCATACAGCATCGTCGTCTTGCCATTGCCGCACATACCACAGAACATCAGTCCCGTCAGGTGCACGTCCTTCGATGTCAGATACTTCGCCAGCGTGGCCACAATGCGAGTTGTCTCATCGTCTGCCACAAACTTGCGATGCTTGCTCTCCACCTCCACACGGAGGGCTGAGTACAGCAGCTCATAAGCATCTTCCACACCAAGCGGCAACCTAAAGCCTTGTTGAGTAATCCGCTGACGACGTAGCTGCAACATCAGTTCCCCTACGTCGGGTATGTTTCGCTTCCGCTGCTGCGGGGTCTTGTTCACTTCCTGCATGGTTCGTTTCTTGTTTGCGCTGTATGCGGAGCCAGTTCGCAAAGTGGCTCTTCACATCAGCAAGGTTCTGGTGATACGTCTTGCCGTTCACGCGGCAGTCAAGCTCAAAGTCTGCTATCATGCCTACAACATCGGCCACTGACATGCCAAACTTCATGGCAACAAGGTTAATCCAACCACTCTCCTTGCGCAATTCATTCAAGTCCGTTGCCAAATTATCACCTTCTGCTGGTGATGCCGTCGATGGCGATTTTTCTTCTACACCATCATCTTTTACTTTACTTTCCTTTACTTTACTTTTCTTGTTATCATTTTCGGGTAACTCTGTTATAACACTCTTATCACTATCCGATAACACTCTTATAACACTCTTATCCGTTTCGGGTAACTCAGTTATAGCACTCTTATCAGTAGTGCCCCATCTGGTGGCCATGGCCCTTTTGCCCGCTGCCGACCGCTTCTGCCTCTCATTATCCTTCAAGTCCATTCTGCGCATGAAACCTTCGGAGTAGAAGTACTCACCATCTTCGGTGAAGACAAATAACCCAAAGTCTTCAACAACGGACTTAATCACCGATGAGTCAACACGAAGGTCAAAGGCTATCATATTATAATCTCTGACACTCATGTATCTGGGGTCATCGCGTAACCGTTCCAGTATCATGAAGTAAACCCCGTAACCCAATGCGCCATATTTCATGCGCACCTTAATCAGTCGGTCGGAGTTCCTGGCATTGCTGTCGTGCGAGAAGTAACTGGCCGTTCGTTTGCTCTCTGCCATATTACTCACTCTTATTTTTTTCTCGTAGTGAGATGCCGATGTAGCCGCTTACCTCATTCTTGAACCCCTCGAACGTTCGGCACACTACATATCGGTACTCACCACACGCTGTAATCTCTTCCTCCCATCTGCGTTGAGCATCGCTCTGGCGACCATTGGGAGTCTTCATTTCTATCAGCAGCGCGCCATACGCACCGCTCCGCTTCAACAGTATCAGGTCCGACACACCCGCAAGCGCGCCCTCGGCCTTCAACTTCGCACCTGTCGTCGCATCTCGCCGCCCGCCATTCGGTACGGCAAACAACGCATGGGACAACGCCGGATATTGCAACCGGAACCAACGCACACAGGCCACCTGCAAACGGTGCTCCTCATCATGGGGGTGGCGGCGCATGCGCGGAACACCCTCATTAGCCAGGCGCCTCATCTGGTCCAGCCTGCTTTGCTCTCTCATTTATCTTCATTTTAATTAGTCACTTGTTTTTTATTAGTTGACGAGTTGACAAGTTTATGAGCTTACCTTCAAGTTGATGAGTTTAAGAGTTTACAAGTTTATGAAGTTACCTCTGCGAGTTCAACCACTTAAACCGACCTCTTAACTCTTCAACTCTTCAACTTAAAAACTCCAACTCCTCAACTCATCAACTTTAATATATCAAGGAAGAAGGGCCGACGAAATGCGCTATCGTCTTTTTTATATGAGTGATACGCCGCTGCATACCTTCCTGGCTGCGCCCTCCTTCCTTTTTTTTCAAAATTCCTTTATCTCCTCCTCAAAAGCCTCTCTCGCAAGTTTGCCACTTGGCGCAAACTGCGCTCTGATAATCCTCACCGTCGCATCATACAACTGCTCAAACTCATCTTCACGCATGCGGTCAAAGGCTATGCTTCGCGGCATCTCTACCCACTCACCACTGCGGGCGTTATACACATGGTCCGTATAACCGGCAAGCAGAGTGATACTCTTTCTGAAGTTCTCCTTGTTACGGAACTTCTTCCGCCACATCTCGCCACAGGCTCCCCAGGCTGCATTTATCAGCGCAAAGTACTTGCGGTGAAGGCGGACATTGCGGGCTTCATACACTCTTACAAGGTACACACGCCCTCTGGCAAGACGCTCTATCTGCGCGGCATCTTCCGCATAGCATGGCATCAAACCACCGTCCGCACCTCTAAGGACGTATAACTCTGCCATCAACTTCAACTCTTGCCGGTTATGCGGCCTGCCAACTCGTCCACATACGCATTGCCAGCACATATCTTGGCACGCAATTCATCTATCACAGCCTCATCACGAGCAATCTCAAGTGCAAAAATTGGCTTCTGCATAAACGGGTTGTACACCACAAAGTAGGTCTTTGTCGCACCAGTCGCCAGCATGTGGGCATAACACTGCCAATAGTAGTTGCCATCTGACTTCTTCAAACCTTCAAGCTGGCTCTCATGCGACGACTGCAAAAACACACCATTCACAAACTTCGCAAACGACTGGCCTTGCGGGCACTTAATTTCTACAGCACACTCCTCGCCAGTCTCGGGGTTGAAAAACATGCGGTCCGGAGAACTCGCAAAATGGGGCAAATCCTTGCACACCACCGACGATGGCTCTATCAATTCAAGCTCATAAGGCGCATGATTCGTGCTGCCATACAAAATCTTGAACATCACCGCAAACAGGTGCGCGGCCTCGCCCTCCATCGCGTGGCCCCAAGTGATGGCCTTACTCTTCACCTCATTCAACGCCACATACTGCGCAAACAGGTCATCATTTTCCACCACCAAAGGGTTCATCGCCCGTTCAAAAGCCACCTGGTTCAAGTACGACAAAGCCGTCTGGCTCCATGTCTCGCCCTTCGCCCTGGGCTTCACCATCAAGTTGCCAACCGCCGAACCAGTAATATTACCCAGCCTTTGGCGGAACCACTCTAACGTGTTCTGATTCTTGTTGTCATACATTGCCTTCTGATTTTACACCTTCAACATCTGTTTCCTCTGCATCGCCCCAAGGGTTCGACTCAGTAGCCTCTGCACCAACTTGCGCCTCACCAGTCTGCTGCTGAGCAGTGCGCGCGGCAAGCTCCGTCAGCGAAGGACGCCCTATCTCGTCCGTCGGAACCGACGACACCGGCTGCGGCTTTACCTCCTCATAAGGCACATAACTGTCCTGAGCCTCCTCGGCAGTCATCAAGCCCATACTTATCTCCGGGCAATACGTCCTCTGCCAGAAGGCGGCAGCTCTGTATCGCAACATCTGGCTCGGCATCGTCAGCCACTTGCTGCCAGTCTTGTCTATCCACCCCTCGGCCTTGGCCATCTTCATGCTAATCCAGTCACCATACAAAGGGTCCTTGTGCTTCAAGTCGGTTATCTCGTAGGCCACAACACGACAGGCGTAATCATCTGTGCCTTCATCACCCCTAAACTCATAGCGGAGAGGAGAAAAACGCTTGCTCGCATTGATGCAAGCTATCAAAAACTTGCTGCTGAAGGCTGGCTGGCCATGAACGATATACAAGTTCTGCATAACCATTAAAGGGTTTGCTTGCATTCGCGTGGCCATCTCCAAGGCGATTGTGCAGTTAGCTATCACACTATTCATGTCAAGAGGCTGACGATTCTTGTATTTATACGAGTCGGGGATAAAACTCGACATCGCATACATCTTGGCAATACGCATTGTAGCCTCAAACTGCTTCACCTGTTGTCCGACTGGAGTTGCTGCAAACTCCGTGTCCTGCTTTATCTTAAGCAGCTGTATCTCTTGTTCCTGAGGGCTGGCCATAGCCACCACCTGTTGTTGAGTTGTCTGTTGTTCCATTGTCTTTCGTTTAATTGTTAGTAATCTTGTTGTCGTGCAGGCGAGGGGAGTCGAACCCCATAATGTCCTATGTCACGCAAAAACCAAACTCGTCACCAAGGCTATCCAGCATCATTACTGATGGCGAGTCCAATGCACTGTCTCCTTGCCGCCTATCCGATTAACGGCCTATCACCTGCATGGGCGGCGTGCACTATTCATCACGAACCATACAACGCCTCTGTGTAATAGATAAGTATCAACTTAAATCCAACCACTGCCACAGCATCATGCCGAACCATGTCCAAACATCAAGCCATGGCAGAACGGCACACACTATTCATCACGAACCGCACAGTGCCTTTGTACGCGGCACCGCCATATCTTCACAGACTGAGCGGGCCACACGTTGTAACACACAAAGTAGTTATTTCACTAAGCAATCATTTGGGGAATTTCAAGTTGACAAGTTTACAAGTTGAAAAGTTTATGAGGTTACCTTCAAGTTGATGAGTTTAAGAGTTTACAAGTTTATGAAGTTACCTCTGCGGGGTCGACCTCTAAAACTAACCGCTCAACTCTTCAACTCTTCAACTCTTCAACTTAAAAACTTCAACTCATCAACTCCTCAACTTAAAACTTATTCCTTGTCAACATACGCCTCCACCATCTGACCCTCAGTCCAGTCAGGGTGCTCATGCATCATGGTGTAGTACGTACCATTGTTCTTCATTTCCATCACCACCGCATCGTGGTAGTCACTGCGGCCAGCATACACCAGGCCAGCTATAATCACAGCACCAAACACAAGTGCCTTTATCACATCTTTAATCGTATCCTTCATCTTACCAGTCTTTTTATTATGTGTTATAACAATCCCGCGTACCACTCTTCTTCGTGATACAACGAAGAGGCAATCACACTCAGTTCTCTTCTCGCCTCATCAGTGTCAGCAATCTTCTTCATGTCAACCACCTTGCAAACATCAAAGTACGTGTACGTCCTTGCCAACTGAATCAGCTCTTTGTCTTTTTCTGTCATTGTTCGTAATCATTATCACCATACTCCTCCCTCACATACTGCAACGCGTCAACCACATCACACGAGGCATCACGAGTACTTTTCAATTCGTCAATTATCTCCCAATCAACATTCTCTCTCTGCAGATGGTCTATCAGCGCATCAACCTCCTTATACACCTCGTAAGCCTTGCGCTCTATCGATTTAATCCGCATTGTCTCTTTCTTGTCCATCTTGTCCATATACCATCAGTTTTTATCTATACTACCATCAGCCAGCCAACCGCACACCGTGCTCGTCGCAACAGCCTGCTTCACCTCAGCCTTCGAATACACCATCGGCGAGTTCGTGCCATTGCCCTGCTTCATCTTCTTCACAAGGCCAGCCTCCTCCAACCGTCTGAACAAGCCATAGTCTATCTTGTTCAACGAAAGCCAGGCACGCAACTCCGAAGCCCTTATGCAGTCACGAGCAGGCTCGTAAGTCTTTATTGCCTGCATCACACCAATCTGCACAGACTCCTTTATCAATCTGTTTACTTCACTCAGTGTCATGGCATTCTATCTTTAGTAAACTAACTTTACCAACCGTCCGCCAAACTCCTTCATCGCAATATCACGAATACGCATCTGGCTCGGAGCGGTCTCACTGTCGTACCGCAACGCACGGCTCACATACTCCTTTCTGATGCCTATTTTCTTGGCAATCTCTGTCTTCGCGCCATAAGGCACCTGAATTATGTATTTGTTTCTTCTCATAACTCTAACCTTCATTTTGTTGCAATCACCAACAAATCTCACTACCTTTGCAGTAACCACCTGTTGGGTGATTGTTGATTACGAGTGCAAAAATATAGTAATACACATGTAAAACCAAATTTCTACACGTGTAAAATACAACATTAACCTATATTAAGGCTGTTTTGTCATGTATGATATAGCAAAAAATATAATAAAATACATCTATACGATAGAAAGTACTGTAAACGCATTCGCCAAGAATGCGGGCATAGACCCTGCTAATTTCGCACGAATGCTAAAAGGAAAACAGAACATAACGAAAAAAACCTTAGCCAAAATACAAGCAGCCAATCCACAGCTAAATATGGATTGGGTAATATCCGGAGAAGGTGACATGATTCTCCCCATACAAGAAAGTCAGGTGAAGTTACCCGCGGACCCGGCGAACGTGCAGCAGCGCAACTACAACTCGCCTGGTGCAACCATGTTCGCCACAAACGTACATCAAACATATAACACAGAACCAACAACCAACCAAACACGCCCATTCAGTATAAAGACCGCCACCACAAACGTCAGGCCACTCATACCAATGAGCATGTACAAACAACCTAACTTAGACGTGTACGAAAAGCTTGTAGAAAAACATAAAGATGGAGTCGAACTCGTGCCATACTTCCCAGGCTTCTCCGACTACCAGTTATATATGGAAGTACAAGACGAAGCAATGCTCCCCGACTTCAAGGTCGGTGACCGGGTGGCCTTAAGCGCAATGTCAAAGAACACATACATACTCAATGGCAACATCTACGCCATAGACACCATCAACCACGGCCTGTTCATACGAATACTCATCGACCGCGAGAATCACTACGAATGCCAGTCCACCAACAACCAGTCGCGATACGTCACATTTCGCGTCCCCAAGTCCGATGTACTGCGCATATACCGCGTCATGGGCCTCATACGCACATGCATTTAATCTATCAGAATAAGCCACCCATCATCAGACGGGTGGCTTATATACGTGCACATATAAAACTACTCTCCATAAAAGCAACAAATCACAAATGAGTTATCTTAGGACATTAGCAGCATTCCTTTACACTACTATAATTACATCAGCATACACTTGGTTGTCAATATACATAGTTACCAAGGCCATCGTTTACATCAGCGGATTTTGGCACACCCTTTTCGTTGCCATCGCATTTCTATATTTTTTCAGTTGGCTCTCAGAGCGAGGAATAGAGTTCCTTTCCATACCATATAATTGGCTATGGGACAGAACATTAAAAACAAGAATAGCGACAGCCATACCAGTTATTCTTGTCGGCCTATGGTGCATATCCATGCCTATCCGCATACCGGTAACATTCAGTGTCAGCAACTGGGTACTTGTTATAATATGGGAGTTGCTTAGCATTCCATTTTTCTACAACCTTCTTGTATTGCCATTCATCAACCCCAACATGGGTATTGGTTGCAGACAGGACCAATATTAACCGCCTCACCTCTACCACCCAAGCCAATTTACAGCAAGTTTACCATCAGTAATCACCCCAGCATTCAGATTATAACTACCTCATAAACCCAAGAACATACCCCAACATGTTTTCCAAATGTTTTCCATCAAACACTACACAAAGCGGAAAACACATGAAAATCAACACATTCAACAATCCTTTAATTAGTTTGTGGTTCTGAATGTCGTGGGTTCGAATCCCACTAAGCACCCCACCAAACAGAGGATTGTTCGTAACGAGCAATCCTCTGTTTTTGTTTTGTGTTCGTGAGAACATAAGGACATAAGAACAGATGTTGTAACGTGTATCAGCCGCTAACGCGGGAAGCAT